CGAAGTTGTTATCAACTACAACCTCAAGACCGAGCACATTCATGCTGGTGTACTGGAGACCAGACACAAGGCCGATTGAGTTTGTGCCGATTAGGCCGTTGGTGTTGTAACCAAATACAGGACGCTTGTCAGCATCGAGCTGCTTGCCCAATTTTTCCCATACATCTGGTGACACACACAAGTGGGTTGGGAAGTAGTTGCTGTCCTCTGCGATTTCGCGTGCTGCGTCATACAGTGCGCTGATCAGTGAGGTTGGGTCGTCTGCCGTTACTGTCCAGGTTGAGCCTGATGCTGTTTTACCAGCGACCAATGCGTCTGCTGCGATGTTGTCTGTTGCAATGAGGTATTCACCGGCAAGGTCATTGAGCACAAGGTTCAATGCTGCAGGATCAGTGAAGTCAATGTCTTGTACTGACAATGTGACCTGGCCAGCAACTGTGGATTTGGTAACAGTGTTGGAAGCAATAACCATTGTGGTGGCTGATGCTGCAGAGCCTTCAGTCTGTGTGGCTGCTGAGGTGTGAGTCGTAATGGTAGGTCTCACGAAAGTTTTTGAAGGAGTATTCGGCATGGCGCGAGCACCAAAAGCCGATACCACTGGGCGTACAAAGTTGAGGTCTTGGAACAATGGCCCAAGTACAGGCACTGGCAACAAACCTGGGGTGTCGGTGGTGAGAATGTCACCAGCTGCAGCCTGGAGTGATGTTGCCTGCTTCTTTTGTGCGAGCTTGAAAGCTTCGTTTACATTACGGAATGTGTCGCCACCGATGTGCATTGCTGCAAGGTATTCGGCTGCTGATGGCATAACAAACTCACGCTTAGGCTGAGCAAAAACTGTTGATGCTTCGATGACTTCTGGGGCTGGTGTTTCTGACACTGGGTTCTCCTGTGGCTCTATGGGTTCAGGAGTGTCGGCTTCCTCTTTTGTATTATCGCTTATTTCCTCATTTGATGTGGGGATACTCGCTGCTACATCTGTGATGCTAGCACTCGCGCCAAAGGCACCGTGAGAAACTAGCGATAATTCCGTCCAGGCTGCTTTGTCAATCAGCATGACTCCAGCCTCGTTGTAGGTGAACTCCAATGGAGTGATGCCAACACTTACCTGGTCATACACATTTTCCAATGCGAGCTGGAGCGATTCCTCGCCGAGCACGGTCTTAGCCACTTTGGCCTGGAACAGCATGCCATCTGGGGTGTCCTCTCGAGCAATGACTGTGCCAATTACCTTGTCAGCCGAGTGGCCTACAAACAGCTTTGGGTTAGGGCCATCAACAGGTAAAGCACCAGGCGACAGCATAATTTCTGTGCCATCGCTCACTGTGGCCACAACATTGTAGGGCGCTGCAATACCGGTGATGGTTCTGCTTGGGGTGCCATCGGCTGCTGCTGCATCGATGCTTATTGCTGTGGCGTTGAACCTGATCATGCTAATTCCTCTTGTGTGTTTTCTTGGGGCATGTCGGGGCTTTCCATTTTATCTGCTGCGTAGTTTTCAACGAGGTACTCGTCTGCATCAAACTTTACATAAGTTCCTCGAGGTAAAACATTATTTTGGCTCAATGTTGCTGCAATGCAATCGGCATAAGCCTTCACACCAAAAATGTAAAGGTCGGCCCTGGCCTGCTCAGAGGATTGATATGAATACGAGCCTGTCGATACGCCCACTAAATATGGGGGCACATTTGTAAGCCTGGCGCATTCAAGCGCTTGGTAGTTCGCTGCATCAATCAACAGCATTTTGTCGGGGGTTGCTGTGGTTTCGGTGTAACTCAAAAACTCGTTGAGTGCAGCTGTCTGATTGGTGGCGCGTGCAGCGTTGAACGCTGACGCTAGATCGGCAAGTTCCGTGGCGCTCAATGGTTCGCCACCTGTTTGCTTCAAAACACCAGCAGGTATTGACGATTCTGCATTGCGATAGCGTGCAGCCTCGAGCTTCAATGCTGTGGCCACGGTCTGCTCAGACATGTAAATGATGCCTTGAACAGGGCTCAAGAATTGCACTAGGTCTTTAGGGTCAATCATGTTGCCTTGAAAGTAAACCTCGTTAGATGGCGCAAACCAGACGGGACCTGACTGGTCCTGAGTTGTCACAGATCCGGCTGGCAGACGAGTAAAGGCCGTGGGGTATCCGTCTTGGGTGCGTGCTGTGATGTACCAAAAAGCACGGCCATAAAAAAAGAGATCGTCAAATGTCCACGCCATAAGAAAGTTATAGGTGACGGTCGGGTCTGGTTGGCGTAGCCAGGTGCGTGGAGCAATATAGACCTGCTCCATCTCATCACCATTCCACATTTCGTTATACATCTTGAGAGGCATACACGCAATTACCGAGGCCATAAGATCGCGTGCGCGTGAGATAGTCGCCACGCTCATAGCCCTGTTGCGCTGTGGGCCTTCAATGTAGGTGTAGTACTGACCAATAAGGTTTGCGCCTGCAGAGTTAGGCGAGTATCCACCAGAGGCTGCAGCCTTTGCCGGTGCAGGTGAGATTGCTGCTTTATTGACTCGGTTGAATAGCGCCATGTTCGGATTATCTCACATTTTCTAGGTGGGGGGTGGTACTGCCCTGAGCAATTCCCGACAGAAAGCCCAGAGCAATACCAAAAGTATCTTAGCGATTTACAACAACCAGCATGGGCTTACCACCTTGTTTTGGTCGAGAGGCAAGTGCAGCTGCAAAAATGGTGAGGCGTGCCAACTCGACAGGGCCAGGTGAACGCTTACTTGAAATCACGAGGCTGTTTTGTTGGGTGACTGCTACTGCTCGGTTCATTTGTTCAGCCAGGTTTTGTTGCCCCTGGTGCACAAGCCTGCCATCGTTGATCATGCCCTTGACCAGTGATGTGTATCGCATCAGCTCGCCATAGCCGACAACTTTTTTACGCCTCTCCAAAGACAGAGGCACATGGTTTTCTAAGGGTGGTGTAACAGCCAACATGATCGAGGGATTTTCACAGGCCTTCAACAGGGCTTGTTGCATCTCGGGCAGAGAGCCAACTACAAACTCAACAGTGATATGGGCAACCCCTACATCATCAACGGCAGCGCGAACAGCCGAATAGCGAGAGCCATCAATACTTGTATCTACGGCTATCCAGCCTCCCTCGGGCCCTGGAATATCAGAAAGGCACTGCTCCCATTCGCCAGGCTGCAACCAACATGCGTCAGCATTGACGAATTGATTTAGAGACCCTCGTAGAAACGAGGACCTGTCTGGGTGCTCAGCATCGGCCAGCAAAGACTCCAGGTCAAGTGTGACACCGAGCGCTGGATTAGCCCAGCCCCACCAGCGTGTATCCATCACATCAACACCTGGTGGTGGTGACCATTCAGCAAAGTAAAACTGCCCCTGGCGTTTATCATCAATGAGTTGTAGCCCTTGTTCTCGGTAGCGCAACATAGCAATCGAGGCCTCGGTACCGGCAGTGGAAGTCATCAACATGATCGGTGAGCCACCAGCTGTGCGCATGTTGCGTGCCTTCATAGTGGGCCTGAGGCTGTGAGCGAGCACATTGTCCTCAACTGCATACACCTCATCGACCCATATAAAATCTGCACTTAGGCCCATACCAGCAGAGGGTGTTGCAGCCTTGACAAGCCAGCGAGAACCATCAGGCATATCACAAGTGTTACGGCCATAGGCGCGTTTCAATGTCGCCCCAAAATACTCCTGCAAAATCGGTGCCACCACCTCAAACTGACGAACAGCAAGCGACAACTCATGCGCCGAATTCACCACAGTCTGAGGCTTGCCACGCAACTGAGCAATAGAAGTAAGCCACGCCCCAATACACGCCTGCCCCAAAACCGTTTTACCATTCTGACGCGCCACAGAAATAAGCGCTGCACGATTGATTAGATCACCGGTATCAGGCTCAGCCTCAAAGACACCATCAATGGCGTAGAGCTGCCAATCCATCAGCTCGACCTTCATGTACTTGCTAGCAAACTCAGCAACCAAATCTGCGTAGAGAGAGAACCCTTTTCGGGCAGTTTCTAATCTGGGCTCAACACGGCCAACACCTGCAGGCCCTGGCTGGTTCGCGCCAGTTGTCGCCAGTTCGCTTTCCTTTGGGGATATATGGCCGTCTTGTGTATGACCCTGCGAAAGTGCGCAAGGGTGTAACCATTCAAGTGGGTGGCCGTATTCAGCGTGGCTCGTATCCCCTGGTGACTATTATCCAAAAAGATGCTGCCGGTGC